AGGTGCACATCGAAGCCGTCATGCCCACCGTGCGCGCTGAGGCCCCGGCCGTCACCGTCATCAACCAGGTCGAGCCCGCCGCCGTCACCGTGGTGGACAGCCACCCCACCCGCAGCGTGCAGACCGTGGAGCGTGACGCCAACGACGAGATTACCCGCACCGTCACCACCTACGAGCGCTGAGGCCGCCCATGGACATGAAACAACACGTCGCCCAGCAAACCGTGGACGCCACCATCGCCAGTGCCGCCTCGAAAACCACCTACGGCGGCGCCAGCGTCACGCTCGGTGGCTGGCTGGTCAGCTCAGAGGCCGCAGTGCTGGCCGGCATCGTGCTCGGCCTGGCCGGTTTCTGCGTGAACCTGTATTTCCGCTCCCGCGCAGATGCGCGCGAGGAGGCTGAGCACAAAGCCCGCATGAGCGCCTTGCGCAGCCAGCCTTGACCTGAAAAACAAGCTACACCTCAGAGGACCAAGCAATGCCAAAGAACACCCAACTGACCAACGCGTCCGTCAACGGTCAAGCCGACGACCTCGCGACGCGGCTGAACAACGGTTACCTGCGCATCTATGACGGCACCCAGCCGGCCAACGCAGACACCGCCGTCAGCACGCAGACGCTGCTGGCAGAGTTGCGCTTCAACACCACGGCGGCGCCTGCGGCGGTCAACGGCGTGCTGACATTCAACGCGCTCACGGCCGACAGCAGCGCCGACGCCAGCGGCACCGCGTCCTGGTTCAGGGCGCTGGGCTCCAACGGCTCGACTGTCGTGATGGACGGCACGGTAGGCGAAACCGCCGACACGCCCAACCTCGTGCTCAACAGCAAGGCGATCTCGGCCGGCGCCAGCGTGTCAGTGTCGTCCTTCACCCACACCGTTCAGAAGGCCACCAGCGGCCTGTAAAGTGACATGCCCGCGATCACCTCCGCACAAACCGGCCTTTGGTCAGCCACCACGACTTGGGTGGGCGGTGTTGTGCCCGGGGAGAATGACACCGTAACCATCGCGGCCACGCACACGGTCACCGTTGACGGCACCCGCATCGTTGGCAATGACGCGACGCCGGGCCTGACCATCAACGGTCGCTTGCGCGCCAGCCGCACGACGAGCAGCCTACTCACCATCAAAGGCACGGTTGCGAACGCGGCCACGGGCGAATGGGACTGGGGGGTTGAGGGCGACACGATCCCAGCGGCTGTGACGGCAGGCGTCCGAGTGAACTACTCGGGGACGATGGCCAACAACAAATACATCGTCGGCCTGGGCACCACAACCCGCATGAACCTGATTGGTATGCGTGGCGTGGACAAGCGGCGTCACACGGTGACCACAACTGCCGTTACTGGTGGCAGCACGACCACGTTCACGGTGACTGACGCGACCGGCTGGGCGGTTGGTGATTGGATGATCCTCAGCGCCGAGATCAACGGCATAAGCAGCACCCTTGTCGAACACCGCCAAATCAGCGCAATCAGCGGCAACGACGTCACGGTCGCAACAGCATGGACGAACAGCCGCGCCGCAGGTGCAGTTGTGGTGAACGTCTGGTCGAACGTCTACATCGAACACCACAACGCAACCAACTGGTCCGGTTTCACGATCACGCCCCGCACGGGGATGCCTGCGAACAGCGTTGACATCAAGAACGTCAGCTTTCACGGCCTGGGTACGGACGGCGGCTTTGGTAGCCAGTCAGCATTCACGATATTGACCGCGCCCTACTTCGCAAACTCCACAGCCGTGTTCCGCGATGGTGTTATTTCACGCCTTGTGGTAAGCAACATCCGGCGCGACGGCTCGGTGCAAACCGCCATCAGTGGCAATGGCATCGGCATTGGGGTTGCAAACAGTTCTGTTGAGTTTGAGTTCTTGGAGTGCGCGGTCGCGACTCGCGGGGTGGGGCTTGGAAGTCAATTAGGATTGCGCGGCGCGTCAGCCAGTGCGGGGGCCGGGTTTCGGTCGTGCTGCGTCGTGAACGTGCCAATAGCCTATATGAGCAACTTTTCCGATGGTGGCTCGGGAATTGTGCTCACTGATTTTGTGACGCGCAACGTGACGACGCCGGTGGTAGTGCAACCCGGCACCGCGCTGGTGGTCAACGGTGGCGACTTCGACCGCTACAACCGATTTACCCTCTTGGGCACCGGCGACATTACCGTGAACAACGCCAATCTTGGTGTGAACAATACTGGCGCAGTTACGAACAGCGTGAATGGGCTGGCATTGGTGAAATGCACACTCACAGACTGCACCGTGGGCAGCATGGCGCTATCCACCTCCGTGTTCGTCACCGTGCCTGCAAATCCGTTGGCAGAGTTTGTTTTCGTCAACAAAAATTCCGATGTCACAGTGCAGGAAATCCAGACCGCTCGCGGATTCATCGCCCGCGACAACGTGGTGGACAAGCGAAGCACTTCGTCGATTCGGTTTCAGCCGCAGGCGGCAGGCCGCGCCCATGGCCGCACCTATTTGTTGGCTGGCGCATCCGCAGGCCAGACGGTCATGGTGCGCGGCAGCTTGCGCTTTGACGCGACCTACGGCACAGCCACGCCGCCCTCGATCACCCTGTCGGGCCAAGGCAGCACGCCCGCAACCTTCACTGCACCCGCCACCGCAGACGCGTGGCACGACTTCGCGCTGACGGTGACGCCGGCCTCCACGGGCGACCTGACGCTGACCGTCACGGGCACCAGCGCAAACACCACCGGCAACTACTACCTCGATGGCGTCATCATCCCGCCCTTCATTGTTGCGGCGCGACACTACGGCTACCTCTACAACAACGCCGTGTTCCAGACTGTTGATCCCGTCATCAGCGTGAGCAACGAGGCCACGGTCGCGGCCTATACCGGGATCAACGTCAACCACGCCACCGACACAATCACGGTGACGACCAATCGCACCATTGCGCAGCTGTACGACTACCTCCGGTACGACCTCGGCCTGACAGCAAATCTTGCCGAGGCGGATTACCTCAGCGGCACGTTGGCGGCGCTCAACATCGGCGGCTACAACCTCGTGATTGACGGCTGCACCGTCACCAGCGGCGGCACACTGACAACCACGGGCACGATAACCCTGGCCAACGGCGGCGCCTTTGTCGGTACGCGCACCGACAGCACCGGCACCCTCAGTTCGGCCACCTTGTCGGTGGGCAACTTGGTGGCAGGCGACCGCGTACTGGTGGCCCGTGACAACGGTAGCGGCGGCATCCTGAAGGATGAGTACACGCCAGTGGCCGCAAGCACTGGAGACACCGCGCTGACGGTGGTCGAGTCGATCAAGATCGACGCACCCACGGCAGGCGTCATCCGCATCAAGTCAAGGCGCTACACCTACACCAGCTACAACACGAGCACCAAGACCTTCAACGGCCTGTCGCCCGCTCTGGTCGAGAACATCGTAGCCGCTGACGAGGTTTTCGTACCCTTTCTCGACCAAGTCGCAACCGGCGCCAGTGCCTCGGTTGGCTTCACCTTCTCCACAGGCTTCACTGTGCGGGTGGACGTGCGCAATGGTGCAGGCACTCCCATCGTGCCGTTCGATACCCTGCTGACCATCACCAGTACGGGCGGCAGCGTCAATGCCGGCCGCAGCAGCGACGTGTGACATGCCCAGCTACTACTCCGCGCCGTTCACCTTCGATTTCGCCGCCGCTCGCATCGACGTCGATGCGGGCACCTACGACGTGGACGTTGGCGACCTTTACACAGCGATCAAGCTGGCCCAGGCCAGTGCAGAAGGGATCATCAATGACCGCATCTCCTCCGGCTCCGGCCTCGTCGCCCTTGGCCCCGGCGTCGAAGTCGGCCTCACCGTCGAGCTATTGGGGTCGTGGCAACTTCGGTTCCCAGCCGGCAACTACATTGCCCGAGTCGCAGGCGGCAACCTCGTCGGCGGCCCCGGAGGCGACCCCATCGCCTACACCGCGGGAGTCCAAGCCCTGTTGATCCTGTCTGCAGCCTCTACGGTGGTCACTGCTGGCGGCAGCGTCCCCACGGCGGCACAGAACGCGGCAGCGGTAAGAACAAACCTGGAATCCGGCACCCCGATCCCGGTAGACACCCAGCGCATCAACGGCGCCGAAGTCATCGGCGATGGCACCACCGGCAACGCATGGCGGGGCCTTGGTGTTTCGCCGTAGCAGCTTTTCCGACCAGTCGTTCAAGGCCGACTCATTCGAGTTCGGCGACGACATTGGCGGCACCGCACAAGGACAGACCACAACCGGCGCGGGAACAGTCAGCGTCGCCATCACGGGAAGCGCGACCACGGCGCAAGGACAGACCGCAACGGCGTCTGGCGTCCTGGCATTCAGCGGAACTGCCAACACGGCGCAAGGGCAATCCAACGAGACTGCTGGAACACTGGCGTTCACCGGGGCCGCAAACGCTTCGCAAGGGCAATCCATTGCCGGCACTGGCGCCCAAGCGTTCGATGGTGCAGCCACCACCGCACAGGCCCAGGCCAGCGATGCCGCTGGTGCTCAGGCGTTCAGTGGAACGGCAGATACCGCTCAAGGGCAATTTGGTGCCGGTACGGGCACCTTGGCGTTCAGTGGAACAGCCACCACCGCACAGGCTCAAGCCGTTGATGGTGCCGCCACCCTGGCGTTCAGTGGCGCTGCCGTCACAGCGCAAGGGCAGGCCGCTGATGGCATTGGCGCCCAGACGCTCGATGGAGCTGCCAGCACTTCGCAAGGACAGAGCAACGATGCTGCGGGGGTTCAGGCTTTCAGCGGCGCAGCCAGCACCGCACAGGCCGGAACATCCGACGTTATTGCAGCCCAAGGCGTCCAAGGGTCTTCGACCACGGCACAGGCTCAAGCCGTTGATGGTGCCGCCACCCTGGCGTTTAGTGGCGCTGCCAGCACAGCGCAAGGGCAGGCCGCTGATGGCGCTGGCGCACAGGCGCTCGATGGAGCGGCCAGCACTTCGCAAGGACAGAGCAACGATGCTGCGGGGGTTCAGGCATTCAGCGGCGCAGCCAGCACCGCACAGGCCGGAACATCCGACGTTATTGCAGCCCAAGGCGTCCAAGGGTCTTCGACCACGGCACAGGCTCAAGCCGTTGATGGTGCCGCCACCCTGGCGTTCAGTGGCGCTGCCAGCACAGCGCAAGGGCAGGCCGCTGATGGCGCTGGCGCACAGGCGCTCGATGGAGCGGCCAGCACCTTGCAAGGGCAGGGCAACGATGCCGCCGGGGCTCAGGCATTCAGCGGCGCAGCCAGCACCGCACAAGTGCAGACAGGCGCAGCTGCTGGCACAGTATTGGCAGTGGGCGATGGGCTCACGGCTCAGAGCCAAAGCACGAACGCAAATGGCGCGCTTGCCTTTGTAGGGGCGTTAAGCAGCAGCCAGGCGCAGAGCAGTGTCGGCATCGGAAATGTAGACCAAGCGCCTGCGCCCTCTGCAGCCGAAGACTTCTCCCCCCACAGCCGCATCCGCCGCGGCCGGCACGCAGCAGACTTCCAGCCCGATTGGCTGCTGGAAGCGCTGAACCCGCCCAAGCCCCCGCGCCGCACGCGCAAGCGCCGTGAGGAAGACCTGGTGATGCTGGCCTGAGCACGGCTGTGCGCTGCCCGTGTTGAGGCAGCGCATCTTGTCTCAAGTTTCCTGGAAATGAGACAGGCACGCGGCCACCATGCCAGGCATGAGCACAGCCACCGCCACGCCTTCCGCCCCTGCCCAGGTTGCCGCCCCGGCCACTGCCCCGCAAGGCGCGCAGCGCATGCTGCCCCCGCAGGTGCGCGCCGGCTCCATCAGCCCCGCCACCTTCAACGAAACCGCCCGCACCGTTGACGTCACCTGGACCACCGGCGCCCTGGTGCGCCGCATGGACTGGTGGACCGGCCAGGTGTATGACGAAGAGCTTGTCGTCAGCACCGAAGCCGTGGACATGGGCCGCCTGAACAGCGGCGCCGCCCCCGTGCTGGACAGCCACAGCGCCCGCAGCCTGGCCAGCCAGATCGGCGTGGTGGTGTCGGCCCGCATCGAAAGCGGCGCCGGCCTGGCCACCGTGCAACTGTCTGAGCGTGACGAGGTGGCCGGCATCGTGCGTGACATCGCCGCCGGCATCATCCGCAACATCTCGGTGGGCTACAACGTCCGCAAGTACGAGATCGTCAGCGCCGCCAACCGCACGGATGGCAAGAACGACGTTCCGCTGTACCGCGCCGTGGATTGGGAACCCGCCGAACTGTCGTTCGTTCCCATCCCGGCGGACCCCCTTTCCGGCACCCGCAGCGGTGCCGATTCCGCGCATGGCACGCCGTGCCTGTTTGTCGCCGCAACACCCGCAGCGTCTGCACCCGCAGGCGCTGCAGGCGGCGCGGCGCTTCATCGGGCAGCTGCCCACTCCTTGACCACCTCCACGAGGACCACCATGGACGAAACTCTCCAAGCCGGCAGCGCTTCCAACGCCGCCAACCCCTCTGCTTCCACCCCCGCTGCTGGCGCCCCGGCGCAAGACCATCGCAACGACGCCGCCACCCAGGCCGCCGACATCACGGACCTGTGCGTGCGCCACAACGTGCCGCACCTGGCCGTGGGCCTGATCCGCACCGGCCAGACCGTTGACCAGGCGCGCGCCGCCGTGCTGGCCGAGCTGGCCGTGCGTGACGCCGCCGCCGGTGGCCACCGCAACGTGGGCTCGCGCGTGGAAACCGTGCGCGACGAAATGCAGACCCGCATGGCCGGCATCGAGCAGGCCATCCTGCACCGCGTCGCGCCCAGCACGCAGCTCGACGACTCGGGCCGCCAGTTCCGCGGCATGTCGCTGCTGGAAATCGGCCGGCAGTTCCTGGACGCGCACGGCGTCAACACCCGCGGCCTGGACCGCGTGACGCTGGCCGGCCGCATCCTGCACTTCCGCAGCCCCGGCATGCACACCACGGGCGACTTCTCCAGCCTGTTCGCCAACGTGGCCACCAAGCGCCTGCGCAACGCCTACGACGAGAACCCCGGCACCTACGCCCTGTGGGCCCGCCGTGCCCCGAACGCGCCGGACTTCAAGAGCATGAGCGTGGTGCAGCTCTCCGGTGCGCCTGACCTGCTGCAGACCAACGAGCACGGCGAGTTCAAGTACGGCACCATGCGTGACGGTGCCGAGAGCTACGCCGTGCTGACCTACGGCCGCATCGTCAGCCTCACGCGCCAGGCCATCATCAATGATGACCTGCGCGCCTTTGACCGTCTGGTCACGGCCTACGGCTTCGCCTCCCGCCGCCTGGAAAACCGCCTGGTCTACAGCCAGCTCACGGCCAACGCCAACCTGAGCGACGGCGGCGCGCTCTTCAACAGCACCGCTGTGACCACGGCCGGCGGCCACGCCAACCTGGGCACGGGTGCCGGCAGCGCGCTGCAGCTCAGCAGCCTGATCACAGCCCGCGCCGCCATGCGCGCGCAGAAGGGCCTGCAGGGCGAGGAGCTGAGCCTGGCGCCCAGCTTCCTGATCGTGCCGGGCGCGCTGGAGCAAACCGCCTACCAGCTCACCAGCAACCAGTACATGCCCGCAACGCCGAGCAACGTCAACGAGTTCCGCACCGGTGGCCGCACCGCGCTGGAGCCCGTGGTCGAGCCCGTGCTGGACGCCAACAGCGCCACCGCCTGGTACCTGTCCGCCACCAACTCCCAGGTGGACACGGTGGAGTACTGCTACCTGGACGGCGCCGAAGGGCCGGTCATCGAAAGCGATGTCGGCTTCGAGACGGACGGCGTTTCCTACAAGTGCCGGCTGGACTTCGGCGCGAAGGCTATCGACTTCCGCGGCCTCTACAAGGCCAACGGCGCCTGATGAGCGGCCTGCCCCTGGCGCCGGCCTGAACCGCCGGCACCAGGGGCACCAGCCCACAGCGCACACATCGCAAGCAGCACCCGCACCCCCTCACTTCACATCAAGAGGACATCATGCGCAATTACACCCAGGACGGCGACGTTCTCACCCTCACCCCCAGCTCCACCGTGGCTGCCGGGGCTGGTTTC